TTGTACTGTAGACTCTCTATTAGAGCGTAAAACTGTAATCAATACTGAATATGCTGTCGCTTCTAATGGACAAAAATTCCGTAGAGATAAGCAAGGCCTGTTCCCTGAGATTGTCTCCAAGTTTTTTGATGACCGACAAAAATATAAAAAGCTAATGATTGCGGCACAAAACGAATACGAAAAAACAAAAGACAAATCATTACTTAACGACATTGCCAAGTATAATAACTTTCAGATGGCTCGTAAAATTCAGTTGAATAGTTTGTTTGGCGCCATGGGCAATGAGTACTTCAGGTATTATGATACTCGCATTGCTGAAGGTATCACAATGACAGGACAGTTCCTCATTCGCCAAACTGCACAGGCACTTGATAGTTACATCAATAAAGTTTGTGGTACTGAAGGCGAGATGTATTCATTCTATTCGGATACAGACTCCTGTTATATCACTATGGATAAACTTGTTCAGAAGTTTTTCAAAGGTATGTCTAAAGATAAAATTGTTGACAATCTAGATAAGATAGGCAATGATAAGATTGAGCCTGCAATCAATAAAGCAATGGAAGACATTGCTAACTACACAAATGCTTTCGAACAAAAGATTTTCTTCAAGCGTGAGGCTATTTCTGAACGGGGAATCTGGGTTGCAAAGAAGCGATATGCTATGAATGTTTCTGACAATGAGGGTGTTAGATACAAAGAACCTAAACTAAAGGTTATGGGTCTTGAGATTGTTCGTTCTTCTACGCCGGCTCCTGTTCGTGAAAGTTTGCGTCAGGCTGTTAGTTTAATTTTATCAACTGACGAAAAAACCTTACAGAGTTTTGTTGCTAAGAATTGGGAAGAATTTAGTAAATTGAGTCCTGAACAAATTGCTTTCCCTCGAGGATGTAATAATCTTGAGAAGTATTCTTCTTCTTCACACATTTATGAAAAGGGTACACCTATGCATGTTCGAGGTGCCCTAATGTTTAATTTCCTTTTAGGTAAACATAAATTAGGAAATAAATATGAGAGAATACAGGATGGAGATAAGATTAAATTCTTATATTTGAAAGAGCCTAATATTATAGGTGAAAACACAATTGCTTTCCCTTCAAAACTTCCCCCTGAATACGATGTTCACAGGTATGTGGACTATGAAACAATCTTTCAAAAGTCATTTGTAGAACCTTTAAATACAATTGTAGATGGCTTAGGATGGAATACACGCCCCGTAGCAACACTAGAGGATTTATTTGGATAATGTATCAAATTGATGTAAAATATTTTATGGACACTTGTGGTCAACCTTCTAATCAGGGTCTAGATTCAGAACAAGCGTATCTGTATATGGAACTCATTCGAGAAGAATGGGAAGAAACAAAAGAAGCATATGCTAACCAAGACCTTGTTGAAGTCGCCGATGGGTTGGCTGATATGGTTTGGGTAATTATGGGATTGGCTAATACCATCGGCATCCCTTTTGAAGATGTATGGCGTGAAGTCAAAGCATCTAATATGAGTAAATGTGTAGACGGCAAAGTTATCAAGAACGAAGCTGGTAAGGTTATGAAACCTGATACATATTTCAAACCCAATATTGCAAAAGTACTAGGAGTATAATATGAGTTTACTTGACAAACTAAAAAAGAATAGCACAATTAAAGAATCTAACATTTTATCAGATTCTATGTTCTTTAACACGAAGGATTTGATTCAAACATCAGTTCCTGCGTTAAACGTAGCACTTAGCGGACGCTTAGATGGGGGCCTATCACCTGGTTTAACAGTATTTGCAGGGCCGTCAAAACACTTTAAGACTGCCTTTGCTATGTTGCTTATCAAATCCTACTTAGAAAAGTATGATGACGCTGTAGTTTTATTTTACGATTCAGAGTTTGGTGCGCCTGCAAGTTACTTTGATAGCTTTGGTATCGATACTCAACGAGTGGTTCACACTCCTATCACTGACATTGAACAGTTGAAGCATGATGTTATGTCTCAGTTAAATGGCATTGAGCGAGGCGACCATGTGATTATTGTTGTTGACTCTGTAGGTAACTTAGCTTCTAAAAAAGAGGTTGATGACGCATTGGAAGGTAAGTCTGTTGCTGACATGACTCGTGCAAAACAAATGAAATCATTGTTTCGTATGATTACACCTCATTTGACTATCAAAGATATTCCTGCTGTTGTAGTTAATCACACTTATATGGAGATGGGTCTTTTTCCTAAAGCGATTGTATCAGGTGGTACGGGAATTTATTATTCGGCTGACAACATTTATATCATCGGTCGCCAACAAGAAAAAGATGGTAAAGATGTTACAGGTTACAACTTTATTATCAATGTTGAGAAGTCACGTTATGTGCGTGAAAAATCTAAAGTCCCAATCGAAGTTTCATTCGAAGGTGGTATTAGTAAATGGTCAGGTCTTTTAGACATGGCTCTTGAATCCGGTCATATTAATAAACCTTCAAATGGTTGGTATCAAATTACGGCTGATGGTGTTGATAGTAAGAAGTTCCGCACAAAGGATACCTACTGCAAAGAGTTCTGGTTGCCTGTATTAGCGGATGCAACATTCTCAGATTGGATTGCTAAACGATACACAATCTCGAACGGCAATATCATGCAAGATGAAGTTTCTGAAAACGATATCGCAGAGGCATATGATGCCGAATAACGTAATCGGTGTATGTGACCGTTGCGAAGTAAAAATACTTGACGACGATGCGGCGATGTGCTTTAATGGAGAAGATGAAAAACTTTATCTATGTGAGCCTTGCGTAGAAGATATCAAACGGGAATATATTGATGAGAATAGAAACACAAATTTTAGCGAACTTGATTAATGACGAGGAATACATCCGTAAAACGATTCCTTTTCTTAAAGAAGAATATTTTTCAGACCCTGAAGATAAAAAAGTTTTTTCAGTAGTTCAACAATTTGTAACAAAATATAATAATCCTCCGACTAAAGGTGCATTACTCATTGCCCTGCAAGAAGACAGGTCTGTCTCAGAGGATTTATATGTGAAATGTGAGACTGTCATCAATAGCCTACAGGTTGATGAAAATACAGATAGCCTTTGGTTACTGGACGAGACTGAAAAGTTTTGTAAAGACAGAGCTGTTTATAATGCTATCATGCAATCTATTCAAATTATTGATGGCTCAGAAAAGAATTTGTCAAAAGATGCATTGCCTAGTATTCTTTCTGATGCACTTAGCGTAGGCTTCGATAATAGTATTGGTCACGACTATATTGAAAATGCTAAAGAACGATATGATTTTTATCATCGTCTTGAAGAAAAAATTCCGTTTGACTTAGACTTTTTCAATCGTATTACTGAGGGTGGATTAGCGAATAAGACTCTCAATGTTGCCCTTGCAGGCACAGGTGTTGGTAAGTCATTGTTTATGTGTCATATGGCGGCAGGCGGCATCACACAGGGTAAGAATGTGCTTTATATTACCCTTGAGATGGCGGAAGAACGTATTGCTGAACGTATTGATGCTAACATGATGAATGTTGCTATTCAAGATTTGAGGGACTTATCTAAGTCAATGTACACTGAACGCATTGATAAGATTAATGACAAAATTAAAGGTAAACTTATCATTAAAGAATATCCTACTGCTTCGGCACATGCAGGACATTTTAAAACATTATTGGGTGAGTTGAAACTAAAGCGCAATTTTGTTCCTGATATTATCTTTATTGATTATCTAAATATTTGTGCAAGCTCTCGTTTCAAAAGCGGAAGTAATGCTAACTCCTATACAATTATTAAAAGTATTGCAGAAGAACTTAGGTCACTTGCACAGGAGTTTGTAGTTCCTATTGTAACTGCAACGCAGACGACAAGAAGTGGTTACTCAAATAGTGATGTTGAACTGACAGATACTTCAGAATCTTTTGGATTGCCTGCTACTGCTGATTTAATGTTTGCACTTATCTCTACTGAGGAGTTGGAACAGCAAGGTCAGATAATGGTCAAACAATTGAAGAATAGATATTCAGACCCTACACGCAACAAGCGATTTATGATAGGTGTGGATAGAAGTAAAATGCGCTTATATGACCTTGACGATTCCGCACAAACACAAATTTCAGATAGTGGACAAGAAGCAAATACTCCTATTTTTGATTCGGGACAGTTAAGCACTCGTATGGAAAATGACTATGGTTCAATAAAATTTTGATTATAAATAAAGCATAATAGGAGATTATTATGTTTGATTTTATTACATCAAGAATTAAAGAACGCACATCAATGGATGGTATTATCCTCATCGGTGCTGGCGTAGTATTTTTAGTATTCAAACCATTTGCTTCGATTGCCGCATATGCCGCTATCGCTTATGGTGCGTGGACTTTCTATAAGAAAGAAGACTAATGTTTAGAGTGTATGCGTTTCTAGCTGTTGTCGGTATTGTCGGCACAGTATTGTTTGGTGCTTGGTATGAATACCGAGACATGCAACAACGCATCGCTACCCTCAGAGAAAATAATGCTAAGTTAGAGACAGTCGCTAAAGCAAACGCTGAAGCACTTGAAGAAGTAACAGCATTTGCGAATCAGATGGAAGCAAGCAACCTTGAACTACAAGCAAACCTCCAGAAAGCAGAAGCATACAAAGACGACCTTCTGAGCAAGTTTCAGAAGCACAATCTTACTAAGTTGTCTTTGAAAAAACCTGGACTAATAGAAGGGAGGATTAACAGTGCTACGAAAAAAGTTTTTGACGACATCGAGTCTCTTACTGCTATCAATAACAATTAGCGGCTGTGCGGCATTTCGATCCCCAGAAGATAGAGTGGTCGTGCAAAGTCAAATTGTCGAGCGAAAAATTCCATTGCAGGGTAATCCTAAACCTGTAACACTTGGCGACCCGACATTCTATGTTGTGACACAAGAGAACTTTGATGAGTTCCTAGAGAAATTTGTTAAAGAAGAAGGTGAGCCTTGGGTGTTCTATGCTATGAGTGTCCGTTCATATGAGACACTCGCATTAAATGTTGCTGAGACACGCCGCTATCTGGAACAACAAAAAGAAATTATCATATATTATGAATCCGCCATTACTGGCAAAAAAGAAGAAAAAGAAGAACCAACGGAGAAATAATATGGACTTCATTATCGAACAACTTATCACATGGTGGCAGTTTACTGTATTTGGTATTCTAGTCATCGCAGGTTACATCGCAAACTTATTTGGTGTTGACCAAGACGAACCTCTTGTTGGTTTAAAGTTTAAAGAAATGCCACACATGAAACCTATCACTATTCCCACAGCAGGTAAAGGTTTCTGGGGTGCTATCTGGTTGTGGCTAATGGGAACACGCACATGGGAAATCGCTAAAGACTGGCAGTTCTCTGTGAACGGCGAGGACTATGTCGTGCCAAAAGGTTTCGTATTTGATGGCGCATCAGTTCCTAAGTTCCTTGCATCGTGGTTGTCACCAACTGGCGTATTGCTTGTCGGTGGTCTGGTTCACGACTATGCATACAAATACACAGTTCTGCTCAAAAAAGGCAAGAAGGAAACTTCTGAGCCTATGACGCAGAAGCAAGCAGACCAGTTGTTCCGTGATATCAACATTGAACAAAATGGTTTCCATCTTCTCAACAATCTCGCATACTGGGCATTGAGAATTGGTGGCTTTGTTGCTTGGAATGGTCATCGTAAACGTAATTGTAAAGTTGGAGAAGAATAATGTCAGAATATCATCCAGCCGATACTAATGGCGACGGAAAAGTAACCGAAGAAGAACAACGCATGTATCTTGAGTTCAAACGTAAAGAACTAGAAGATGCAGATGCCATGAGAGATGCTCAACGTAAGATGGCTTGGTTTGCTCTTGCTGGTATGCTCCTTTATCCAGCATCAGTAGTAACTGCCAATTTGATTGGTCTTGACCAAGCCGCTAAAATTCTCGGCGACATGGCTTCAGTTTACTTTGTTTCAGTTGCGGCTATTGTGGCAGCATTCTTTGGCTCACAAGCAATGGGTAAAAAGTAAATCATATAAATAATATATGAGCACTTTTCTTAGAGGTGGCGACTTACCGCTTTTAGATATTGCTAGAGGCAAAGTAAGACATGCATCTGTCCGAAACATCTTCGGAACAACAGGTGGAGATGCTGATATCGTCACCGCTGAGTTTAGAACACCATGGGAAAATGCAGCTGATTATGCGTTTCCTAGTGCCGCTTCCACAATGACTCTCGTTAGCACCAGCACCTCAGATACAGCCGTGACTGTATTGATACAGGGGTTGGATAGTAGTTGCGATCCAATTAGTGAAACACAAACTCTCACTGGAACCACAGGAATTACTACTGACAATTCATATTACAGAATTAATGATATGATTATCACATCAGGTAATGCTGTTGGCAAAATTACCCTATCCGTTGGAGCGACTAATTATTCTGTGATTGAAATTGGATCTGGTAGAGACCAGAAAGCAGTTTACACTGTTCCTAATGGACACACCTTCTATCTAACAAGAATTGATGCTTTTTGCACTGACGCCAATGGTGGTAAAGCGGCAAGGTTCAGAAACTTTTTAGAATCTGAAACTGGCAGACAATTGAGGGTTGCCGACACTACATTCTTTGAGAATATGCAAATCCTCAGACAAGCACCATTTGCTTATGGTGAGAAAACAGACATCAAGATGCAGTTGCGCTCTCTTTCTGGTTCTACTTTTGGTTCTGTTTTCGCTGAAGGTATCTTAATCAAAGAGAACTCCTACTCTGAGTGGTCTACAGGCTACTAATTTTTCAAAAAAACGCTTGACATTTCTTCAAAGTTATGCTATTATAAGGTATAACTAAGAGGAGTTCGTATGTCTGATTTTAAAACTGGTTATGATGATGCTGTTAGTGATATTGAAGGTAATTGGGTTGACCCTTTTATCGGTGAAAGCGGTGAAATTGCTGTGATTTATTGTGATTTGCCTACTAACTGTGAAAGTGTTCTAAAAACTATGTGTGATTATAGTGACTCTTATATTGAGGGTTATCTTGACGCTTGCCGTAATTATATAAATGAAAAAACCGCTTGACTTTTGAAATTTTATAGCGTATAATGATTATATAACTTGAGAGAGGAATTTGTTATGAATACAATTTATGGAATGATTGGAAAACAGTTTGTTATGGAAGGTCTTGATCTGAAAACTCGTAAGAATGTTGAGAAAATTGTAACACTCACAGACATTCTCGATGGTCCAGGAGGAGATCGCCGCGACTATTGCACGGTCGAGGGTTTCTATGACTGGGAGGTTGATATGCCTCTCGAGAACTTCTTGAAACAGGCTCGTCTGTTGGAGGCTGCATAATGGAAGCACTTATCCAACATATTCAAAAATTAAATGAAGGTGAAATCTGGCATATTACAGAGGATCCTGATCACTGGAAACAGTATGGTATCGAAACTGTTGAGCAGTTTGAACGCTATACGGTAGAATGTGCTTTCTCGGAAGCATGGAAAGGATGCTACGGTGTCCGTCCGCGTGGTTCTTTAGACCACTTTACTATTGAGGAACTCGAAACAATGATTGAGGATCTCAATGAACAACAGCTATTTGATGGAGATTTGTAATGGCTAAAAATGATGATGGTCTCAAAGAGGTCTTTGCAGTGAAGCTGTCACGCGATGTGACCAACTTCCCTTCTGACGGTGACTTGGCATACATCCGCAACAAATTCAATGTTGCAGCTGATGTGTCTGTCGCAGTTTTTGATCAGGATGGTAATTGGGTGAGCACACATGCCTTGGCCACATAAAAACCGACCGCCAAAAGGTCGTCGGAAAATCGGTTCTGGGAAGCGTAAGGCTCGTCGGAACAAGAAAAAATAGGGTCTCGTAGTTCAACTGGATAGAACAACGGACTTCTAATCCGTAGGTTGCAGGTTCAAGTCCTGCCGAGATCACCAAATAAAGGAGGGGTTGGGGAGCGGTCAAACCCATCAGACTGTAAATCTGACGCTTATGCTTCGGAGGTTCGAATCCTCCCCCCTCCACCAATATGGAGTATATTATGACAAGATCTCGTTCAGAGCGTATTCATAAATCTGAGGCTGCTCGTTCTCGTCGTCGTGAATTAAAAGATATTATTTTCTTGACTACACAACGCCTATATAGTAGGTTAAGAAAGCAACGGAAGAAAAAGTAATGCCGATCTATTCGATTAGAAATAAAAAAACTGGTGAAGAATGGGAAGAGATGATGACTTGGTCATCGCTCCAAGAATACTTGGAATCAAATCCTGAATTCGAGAGTATCATAACTAAAGCACCAGGACTCGTTAGTGGCACTGGTGATAGAACTAAGACCGATGATGGTTTCAAAGAAGTTCTTTCTAAAATTGCAGACGCTAATCCCAACTCAAACCTTGCCAGTGACTATGGTAAGAAAGACAAGAAGTCTGTAACAATTCGTAATGCTGTTCAACGAGTTCAAAAGAAACTCGGTGGAAATATCTCGGAATAGGGTGATGCCTTAATACATCCGCGTGAGACCACGGTTAGTCTCACTTTTTTAAATCATGGAGTAAAAAATGGATCCTATTGAACAAATTGTAAATCTCATTGTTAGCTTTTATGCTATCATTGTTGCATATATCGTAGGTTGGGCAACACCACGTGGTAATACTTTGCGTATGGCACAACTTTGGGTATTGCGTAAAATCCACAACTTTCTAGCTTGGGAAGATGAGCGTGTTGTGGACAAAATCGAGAAGACAAAGACCGCTATTAAAAACACAAAGCGGTAATTGTCAGGAGAGGTGGGTGAGTGGTTGAAACCACCAGTCTTGAAAACTGGCATGCCGCAAGGTATCGTGGGTTCGAATCCCACCCTCTCCGCCAGATAAATAGTTCATGTATGAAAATAACTTCAATAAGAGTTTACTTAGATATAGGTTGATATCAATATTTCAATTCGTATTGCCAATAATGGTGTTGGTCGAATTGATTACTAATTTCAATCCTATACATCTATGCCTTAGTCTATTGTGGGCATGGGTGTTTGGTCATGTCGGAATGTCGATTGTCTATCACCGCATATTTTCTCACAAAATTATACAGATTAAAAATAGTTTGGTGATGCATCTAGCATGCATATTCGGTGTGAACTCTACATGTGTTGGTCCAGTTTCTTGGTCTGTGAATCATATTCAACATCACCTATTTACGGACACTGAAAAAGACCCTCATAGTCCAGTGAATCTTGGATGGAAAGCAGCTATCTATGCTTACCATAATCCACCAAATCCAGATGACATGACAAAACGAGAGCAAGTAAAGATGCTTTCATATGTCAAACACCTGCTTAATGACCGTGTTGTCATGTTCTATGAGAAGTATTATATGTTGATCTTGCTGCTCACACCCACATTATTATGGACAGCTTTCGACTATAGCACGATGATTTATATATGGGCAATACCAGTTTGTTATAGTCTGTATGCATTACTCTTGAGTGTCATGAATCATGGCGGTCGATTAGGTGGGAAAATGCTTGACTTTACTGCTGATAAAGCACATAATAACTATAGATTTGGATGGTTAATAAATCCGTTTGACAAGCGTCATGCTGACCACCATCTGAATACAGTTGAAGATGATTTTTTGAATAGGATTTTAAAGAGGCTGGTTTAGCTCAGTTGGTAGAGCATCTGATTTGTAATCAGAGGGTCGGGAGTTCAAGTCTCTCAACCAGCACCACTAGGGGACAAGTGTTACGGTAGCACGGCTGGCTCCAACCCAGCAAGACAGGGTTCAATTCCTTGGTCCTCTGCCATCCAATTAAATTATGAAGATATCTATTACAGGACATACAAATGGCGTTGGTAAGCATCTATATGATGTGTTATCAACAGAACATGATGTAACTGGATTTTCTACTTCTAATGATTATGATATATCCGATCCTAAAGATAGAATTCGTATAGCCAATCACGACTATGATGTCTTCATAAACAATGCATATGATTATTTCTCGATGGGCAACGGCTCACAACTTGAAATGTTGAAGATGCTAGACTGGGAAAATAAACTCATAATCAATATCTCATCGATGATTACAGAGGTTGATTATGATAAGGGCGAACTGGAACTTACATACGAAGAAGATAAAAAGCAATTAGATTTATTTTGCCGCAACAAACGCATTTGTAACATAAAACCCAATCAACTAAAGACTCGGATTACAGAATACAAGGGGCAAGAATTGACCGCTATAAGTAAGATCATAAATTTTGTCCTCGATAACCCTAACTTCTTTCTACATACGGTAACAGTATCATGACACATAAGATTGTAGATATTGACCTTGATAATTTGACAAGAGTTGATTGCGATAATGTTTTAGAAACTCTGAAAAAAGAATTGGTTGTTGTTATTAAAAACCAGCCTACAGATTCTTATAAATTCGCTCGCCTTATTCACGGCATGAATAACACCATTTCTAATTTTGGTCAATGTGTGTGGAATGAAAATGGGGAATACGTCGCTGATCAGTGGAAAACCTATATCGATCCATGGGATTGCAATGTATATCCTGTCCAGCGTGTGACAGCCGAGAAGAAGAATGGTGATTATTCAGGAATATTTCCTAGAGGTAAACTTGATTGGCATGCGAATTTAAATGGTCCAGACCGTGCAGATGGTGTGGCTCTTCAAGGTATTCGCGGCGTAGAGGGAACAGTTACATCTTGGCTTAACACAGCTGTTGCATATGAACAAATGCCTGAACAATTAAAAGAAAAGATCTCAGGCGTCCGTTGCTCTTATACATATAATATGGAAAATTGGGCAGACATTGACAATGTTGACCAATTAGAATTTATGCGTAAAAACCGCCACGATTATTCGATGTTCATTGAACAAGAAAATATTGCTGGGACAAAGGGTTTATATTTTTACGACAACAATGATTTGCGTATTATTGAAAAAGATGTAGAGTTATATTTTGAACTTAAAGAATATCTCTTTCAAGAAAAGTTTATGTATCACCACGATTGGGAAGTCGGCGACATAGTTTTGTCTGATCAGTTGTTGACTTTACATCGAAGACCTGTTAGAAGTGATGAAGTGTTTGAAAACAGATTACTTCATCGATATACTTTCCCAATCAGTAATGTTGGTAAAGTAAAATTTATAGAGGAACGTAATGTCGTATCACGGTAAAGACCCAGAACAAGCAAGATGGGTTCTGGAATATTTCGGAACACCTGAGTATCGTGAGTTCTACAAAAATAATAAATCGTTTCAAGTTTGGTTGGACGATTGTCATCAAATATTAGAATCAGAAAGGCTGAGTTACTAATGGATAAAGAGAAAAAGGCTGAATTGCGTAAACTTCGCAAAAAAGCGATTAAAATGCAGAACACCAGTTCACGAAAAATGAAAATGCCCGAAGCAATGCGCGAAGTTCAGAAGGAGAGACAAGATGTTTGATTATGTTCGCCTTCTAAATAATGCCATGAAAGCGTATGAAAATGCACAGAGCGAGTGGGCACAAAACTATTGGCTTGAGGTTGCATCTAAACTTGCTCAGAATATCGAGAAGCAATAATTATAAATAGGGTATAAAATGGCTGAAGAAATTGATGGTATTGTAAACGTCGAATATGATAAGATGCTGAGTGAATTGATCACCAGCCTCTACAAAGACCGTATTCGAGCATTGGCGCAGGGTAAAGTGATTGCCCAAAAGTATAATGAAGTGTTGAAACTCAACAATGAATTAAATATTCAACTACTTAAAACCCAAGAACAACTTAGCCACACTGGTAAAGAACTTGAAAGATTAAAGCGAAAGAAAACTAATGCAAAGTCTAAGGACATTTCTGAGTGAAGATGCGCAAGGTAAGAACTTGCACCTTGAACACATCGAAGATGAGATCCTAAATTTTGGTATTGGTGGAGCGAGAGGCTCTATAAACTTTTTACGCTCATTAAGAGATATGCTGGCTGGGAGCAGCCGTTCCTCTATTAACATGACTGTTAAGTGGGATGGCGCACCAGCCATTTTTGCAGGTATCGATCCTGCTGACGGAAAGTTTTTCGTCGCAAAGAAATCAGTTTTTAATAAAACTCCCCTCCTCTATAAGTCGCAATCTGACATCAATAATGATACCAAGTTGCAACCTTCGCTTAAAAAGAAATTTAGTATTGCCCTTTCAGAGTTTTCTAAACTGGGCATTACAAATGTAATTCAAGGCGATCTGATGTTTACATCGGAAGACCTTGAGTCCACTATGATTGATGGTCAAAGACACACAACTTTCCAACCTAATACTATTGTCTATGCTGTTCCTCAGGGAACGCCACTGGACGCAAAGTTTAAACAAGCAAAGATTGGTGTGGTTTGGCATACGTCATATACTGGGCGATCGTTGCCAGAAATGAAGGCATCATTTGGTGCTAACATCAAAGGTTTGCGTAAGATTTCATCTGTTTGGATGGATGATGCTACTTACAAAGATACATCTGGTATGGCAACATTCACGAAGACTGAGACTGATCAGATTACTCGTGTCTTATCTGGCGTTGGTCTAACATTTCGTAAGATTGATAGCACTAAACTAAGTGCATTTCTCAATCTACAGAATTCCCTCACTGGTAAAATGGTTGGTGCTAATGTTAAAACTTACATCAATACAAAAGTAAGAGCGCAAACTAAAATAAACAGGTCACATGCTGCTGATTATCTACAGCATGTTTCTGATAAATTTGATTCTGAGATCGCAAAACTTAAAACTGAAAAATCTCAGAAATCATTAGAACAAAGAAAAAAAGAAACACTAACTCTATTGAAATCACACCAAGAACTTCTCGGCAATATTTTTGCTTTTATGTCAGGGATCGTTGAAGCGAAGGATATGATTATTGGTAAACTAAATAGAGTAAAGAGTATCGGAACATTTATTAGAACAAGCAACGGATTTAAGGTTACAACACCTGAAGGTTATGTTGCGATTGATCGAGTGGCTGGTAATGCTGTTAAACTCGTTGACAGAATGGAGTTCAGTTTTAATAACTTCACAGCAGTAAAGGCTTGGGACAGATGAGTAAAACAATTGTATTTACATTTGGTCGTATGAATCCACCAACCAATGGTCACGGTAAACTAATCACGAAAGTTAAACGCCTCGCGCAAACAAGTCGTGCAGACCATCTTATCGTAGCGAGTCATAGCCAAGACAAAAATAAAAATCCACTAGACACTAAAACAAAAGTCAAACATCTGAAAGCGATGTTTCCGAATAGCAATATAAAATCTTCGGATAAAACACATCCATCATTTATTAAGCAGCTTGCTTTACTGACTGGTAAATATGACAACCTTATTTTCGTTGCTGGCTCTGACCGTGTCCCAGAGTTTGAGCGTTTGTTGAAACAATACAACGGCAAAGATTTCAACTTCAAGTCGATTAAGGTTGTATCTTCTGGCGACCGAGACCCAGATGCTGAGGGTGTGACTGGTATAAGTGCCAGCAAAATGCGGCTGTATGCGAAGAATAACGATTTTACGTCTTTTAAGCGTGGAATCCCTGCTGGATATCGTGGCGCGAAACAACTCTTTAATGATGTTCGCGAAGGTATGCAAATCAAAGAAACTTACAAATCATTTTCAAACTTTATCAAGGATTAATCATGAGACTTTCTAAAAACTTTACACTTGCTGAATTCACAAAAAGCCAAACAGCAACTCGTCGCGGTATTGATAATACTCCTGAAGGCGAACACATGGAAGCAGCGAAAGAACTATTCGAAAATGTTGTTCAAGCTGTTCGTGATCACTTCGGTGTGACAGTAATCAACTCTGGCTATCGTGGTCCAGAATTGAATGAAGCAGTTGGCGGTTCATCAAAATCACAACACTGTAAAGGTGAAGCAGTTGATATTGAATGTCCTGGAAATTCTAACTATGATGTCGCAAAATGGATTGAAGATAACTTAGACTTTGACCAGCTTATTCTAGAGTTCTACACTCCTGGAATTCCTGACAGTGGATGGGTTCATGTTTCATATAAACCAGATGGCAATCGAAAATCTGTTCTAACTGCTATGCGCGAGGATGGTAAAACAGTATACAAAGTTGGCTTGATCGAATGAACTGGGTAATAGTATTTTGGATTTCTTTGATGAATCCCGATGGTTCTGTATCGATGAACAATTACCAGATGGTTATGCATGAACCTCGTTTTGAAAGAAGAAGCGAGTGTGAATTGTATGCTCTTCAAAGAAAAAGTGAATACTTGCAAAGTCTATATGACCAAATATTAGGAATGACTGATTATTTTGGGTTTGAGATGATTGATGACCCAGTTTGTAAAATTTTTAATGAGAAAACCATGGAGTTAATTGACGGTGGATCGGATATCTAGAAGATTATTCAATCGTTTAAACAGATTGAAGCGCAGACCTACTCCTCTGACAGCTGAAGAACGCACAAATCTTATAAATAGTGTAGGATTATATAAACTGCTGAGCAATCATAGCCCAGCAGTTTCAAGTGTTATGAATGAGCTGTTAGAGAGAAAATGACCGAAAGTTTTAAAGAATTTATCTCAGAGGGTGTGAACGACCCTGGAATCTTCAAGGCAGTATTCCTTGCAGGTGGTCCAGGAAGCGGTAAATCCTTCATGGTAGGTAAAACTGCTTTGTCAACTTTTGGTCTTAGACCTATTAACTCTGACGATGTGTTTGAAGCTGCTCTTCGTAAAGCAGAAATGGCTCCGACTCCTGAGAATATTTACTCAGAGAAGGGTCAATCTATCAGAAAACAAGCTAAATATCTCACGCAAAAGAAACTGAGTCTCTCAGTTATCGGTCGCCTTGGTCTCGTTATCGATGGCACTGGTAAAGATGTTGCGAAAATTCAGCGTCAAATGACTACTTTGAAAAACATCGGTTATGATGTAGCCATGATTTTCGTCAACACTGATATTGAAACTGCTCTTGAAAGAAATAAAGCAAGGGCAAGAACACTTCCTGATAATGTGGTTAAGAAAATGTGGAATGATGTTCAAAATAACATCGGTGCGTTTCAGCGTATGTTCAGAAATGAAATGATTATTGTTGACAATAGTTCTGACAGTAACGTAGAATCTAACACATTATCAGCTTATCGGCAAATTCAGCAGTTTGTCCGTGCCCCAGTCAGAAATCATAAGGCACGTGAGTGGATGACAAACGCCAAAAAACAAGCGATGCGTGAAGAAGCTCTTGAAGAGCTTGAGCTGATTGAGAAATTAAAAGCGTCTGACTCGATGGGTGATTGGATTGATGATTTTTATAAGTCAGATGCTCCACAGTTCAAAGGCAAGTCAAAGGTAAAACGCCGCCAAATGGCAATCGCTGCCAAGTTAGATGCCATGGAAGAAAAAACAGAAGTCCCACAAGATAAAGATATCTCCAAGCGCAAGGGTTCACAACCTGCTAAGTATCATAAAGGTTTGAGCAAATCAACTAAAAAGGCTCGTGATGCCCAATTCAAACGCCAAGCTAAGATGTCAGATAGCGATCCAAAGGCATACAAGCCAGCTCCTGGAGACAAGACTGCTAAAACTAAACCATCAAAATATACCAAGTATGTCGATAATCTCTTGAATAAAGAAGAAGCGATCGATGAAAAATGTTGGGACTCTCATAAGCAAGTCGGTATGAAGAAAAAAGGGAACAAGATGGTTCCTAACTGTGTGCCTAAGAACGAAGAAGCTGAAGAGCGCGATTCAATGACACTGCCAAAGATCGGAAAACTTCGCAATGTTAAGAAGCGTGTTTCCAAACAGCGTGTTAAAGATACAAAGACATTCGATAAAATCAAAATAGATGAAGAAATTGAACTTCAAGAAATTTCAATGTCTGATAAAATCAAAGCAAAAACAGTCTATAAAGACAAGTATGAGAAATTCGCTAAACTCCTTGTTTCGAAAATGCGTAAAGACAGATTGATGCATGGCGGTAAATTGCGCCATGGTGCATATTATCACGCACATGAACTTCTTCGGTTATATAGAGACGGTAAAAAACTCAACTCTAAAATTCTTGGCGATATGGTCAAAGAAAGTTTTGAAGAAGAATACAAATATGAATGGGGAACACCAGAAGGGACTGAATACATGAAAGCTGTAACTCCTGGAGAAACTCCTAAGAAAAAGAAAAAAGAAGAAACGAACGAAAGCATTTATAAATCACCTGCACATGCTCGCCTTCAGAAACATATGGATAAAATTCGTCAGACTGCTAAGTATAAAGCTGACGTCAGAAAATTGGGTGGGACTCCAGAAAAACCTGGAAGCCAGAACATGTTCGTCCCTACTAAAAAAGAAGAAGTAAACGAAGAAGATGGTAAACAATGCGGTGATGGTATGTATTACTGCCGTCAGCGTAAAGCATGTGTTGCTATCCCAGAAGGTTATAAAGATCGCGGCGATGGGTTTATCGTAAGAGAAAATGTTCAAGATGTTCTTGCTGACATCAAAAAGTTTTGGGAACTGGCTGATCACAGTAAACCTGAGATCGGTGAACCGATGGATTTCACTCTGACTGATGAAGATATCCAAGATATGATGAATCAGGCTGATCATCTCACGATTGATGATATGGTTGAGTTGGGAATGTATAGCCCAGATGAGATCGAAACATTCGAAATCGATCCAGATGATGTTCACTCTGATGTCGAGGTCACTGAAGCACTCACACCATTGGGTCGTATTAAACGCCGCCAAGCTGCTCGCCGTAATAAACAACGATTGAAAGTTGCTCGCGCTCGTGCGATGCGTAAGTCTGCTACACCAGATAAAATTAAAATGCGTGCTACTCGTGGTGCACGTGGTATGATGTATAAGCGTCTGCTCCGTGGTCGTGATAAAAGTTCGCTTCCACCAGCTGAAAAGTCTCGTCTTGAAAAAATGATTCAACGCTTTCAACCGTTGATTGCTCGTATCGCTGTTCGTATGGTTCCTCAAATGCGCAAAGCTGAGTTGAATCGACTGAAGAAGCGCGGTGCAATGACATCGCAAAAAGCTAAGAAGTTCAAAATTTCTAAAGGTGGTTCAGCTTCTAAATATAAAGCGAAGAAATTCAAGATTAAGAAGGCAGGTAAGTAATGAAAAGTTTTAATGACATTCTAATCGAAGGTGCTATGGCTGATAAAGCTAAGAAATCAGGCATCTCAGTCGGAACTCTGCGCAAAGTATATAATCGTGGAGTTGCTGCTTGGAAAACTGGTCACCGTCCTGGAACTACTCCTCAGCAATGGGGACATGCTCGTGTCAATGCCTTTATCGCTAAGAAGAAAAAAGGTGGGTTGAATCACGATACTGATCTTGCTCACACAGAACACGATGATGAGAAGTTCTTAGAAAATCTTGATCAGCACCCTAACTGCGGCACACCTGCTTGCTGTGGTGAGTGTGATCAGGAAGAAGTAATGGAAGAAGTAACCATTATGGAAGAGGGCGAAAAGAAGGGTGTGAAGTTGAACAATATCATCCGCACTTCTGAGAATCCAAACAAAAAGTTCAAAGTGTATGTTCGTGACCCATCAACGAAGAAAATTAAAGTAGTTCGTTTCGGTGATCCAAATATGGAAATAAAACGTGACGATCCAGGTCGTCGCGCAAACTTCCGCGCTCGTCATAATTGTGATAATCCTGGACCAAAAACCAAAGCGCGTTATTGGTCATGTAAACAATGGCGTGGTGGAGCAAAGGTCGAAAACTAGACC